GTCACGCCGGCGCCGGGCGTCCCGGAGAACGCGCCGTTGAGCGGGAAGAAGGCGAACGCGCCACCGGGCGTATAGGGATAATCCGTCGAATCGGCCAGGGTATCGAACGTTTGGCCGAGCGTGTTGAACGAAACGAGCTTGATGTGGATGGGCACCCCGACGTATTGCGGGGGCAGCACTTGCTGAAACGTCGTCGGATCAACGCGGAGGAATTGCGTGCCCGAATTTGCCGCGTTGCCCGTGGTCGAATACAAGTGCCGATAGAGCCCAGTGATGGCATATTGGAACGGGCCGACAAGCGTTGCCGTCGTATATGAGAGCAGCTCAAGGTCGCCGTGTTGATCGATGACTGCACAGAGCGTCAGGGCATTCGACGCCTGGATGGTGTCGACACTTTCAAGCGTCGCGCCGCTCTCCGAGACATCCACGTGCAAGACATTTTGGAAGAGAATCGTGTCGCCGCTCCCCACGCCGGGCGCCGCGACATTCGCACTGAGCACAACCGTGGTGCCCGTGAAGGACACAACCGTGGTATTGCTCGGGATCGCGCTCGGGGAAGTTGAATCGCTGACCATTTGGCCAACGGCCACATAGCCCGGCGTCGCGGCGAAGTGCAGGGTGTTGTTGCCAACGGCCGTGGTTGCATTGGTCGTGCCCGTCGCCTGATCGGGATTGGTCCCGCCATAGGCGCTAAACGCGGAACTAAGCACTCCCATCCGAGAGCTGCCATTGACACTCCCGAAGGGCTGATAGGTGATGCCATCAAGACTGATATAGACATAGGCGCCGCCCCAGTTCGGATCGACCTGAAGGCCATTCGCCGTGCCTGTGGGAATCCCCGCACTGATGCCGACCATGACGGTCGGCTGGGTCTGGCCCTGCGCCGTCAACATCGCCGTTGTCGGCTCGAAGATAAAGGGCACGTTGACCAAGCTTGGTGGGACGCCCTGATTGTAGATTGTCGGTGGAGCGCTCAACTGCTTGGGATATAGCACGGCCGTCCCGGAGCCCACGCGCATGATCTCGGCGACGACGCTGAGCACCCCGCGCTCATCCTCCTCTATCGAAACGATCCGGACGGTTTGGTTGACCAAACCAATGCTCACGTCAGTTATCTCGACAATGTCCATCGGCTCCATGACGCAGTAGGCCCAGGAGAGCTTGAAGGTATAGGTCCGGTCGACTGCGATGTTCCGTTGCACCCGGAGTTGCGCACTGATCGCCGCATAAGCGCTCAGGGTAAATTCGCGAGCGGTTCCGAGGTTATCAACGCGCAGCCCATAGAGTTCTATCGCGTTCTCGTCCTTGGCCTCCGAGACATTATCGTTCCACTGATTCGAGCGGTCTTTGAACGAAAGGCGCACGGTGTTGTAGATGTCCGCGATGTCCTTGCGGGACTCGACCAGAGGATCCTCGCGCTCATCGCGGGATTGCTCAAAGTCATCATCATCAAGACTGAAGAGCGGCGTGACATCAGGCGCATAGTACTTCCGCGGAATGTTCTGCGGATTCGGCGTCTGATAACCTGGGTTGTCCCCGACGTATTGATCGCCGTAGGGGATGAACTTGAGCGTTGTTCCCGTCCAGACGGGCGCCGTGTTCGTCAGATCGCACCACCGCTGAATGATCGAATTCGCGCTCTCGGTGCTCTCCAGGGCAATGGAGAAGCCGAAGCCGACGGCCTGGCAATAAGTCTGATAATGGCTGTCGCCCACGGCCGGATTCGTGGCATTCGCCGTGCTAAACAGCGAGGCATCGAGCAACTCGGCGGGGAACCCGACGCCATAGGTGGGATTCGTCAACAAATCGTAGATGCAAAACGCGGGGTCCGCATCGGCAAAGCCAATATCAACCGTCACACTGCCAAACGGCACATCGCGCTGGATCAGCGTAATCCGACTTGGATTGAGCGGGCAGGTATTCGTATAGAATCCGCTCAGAACGAATTGGAGTTGTGGAACCGTTGCGCTTGCGTCGAGCTGATACCCAGGTCCATAGACATAGGCGACTTCTCTATAGGCCAGATCCTCGCCGGGGAACAGGCTTGTGATTTGCGGATTTGGGACCTGAAGGGCGCTGCCATTTGCAAACTCAAGTGCACTAACCGTGATGCCGTGGTCGTGAAAGGCCGTTGAGAAGCGGTAGGCCGTTCCGTCGATGTATTTGATCCAGGGCTCGACGACGGGGCCTTCGCAAAGCGCAAGGATGATATAGGCGTTGTAGCGATAGCCGACGCTGGTCTTCCCTCCCTTCCCACCGCTGCTGGTCTGCTGGACGGCCGTTGCGGTGAAGCCGTTGAGCCAAATGAGGTTCGCGCCGATTCGCGGGCTGCCGTAGACGATCGGTGTCGGGAGCGTGTTCACGCTCGTCGAGATTTGCACGCCCTGGATAAACTGCGGCCCCGCCTGCTTCTTGCCGAAGAGAAGGTCCATTATTGCGGTTCCCAGACGGAGAAAAACTTCTTACGCAACCGGCGGAGCATGGTGTTGGCCAAGACATTCTGCTGACAGACTGGATTTGGCCCCATTGCATGGACGACCACGGGCCATTCGACCACCACGCCACCATGCGCGTAGCAGTGGCCGTAGTGGAAGAGCACGATGTCGCCGGGCAGTGGCTCGCGCTCGGGCGGAGCCGCGACCTCCTGTGCCCAACGCTTTACCCAGTCCATATATCGCTCGGCCCGTTGATGCAAGTGCCACTGCGGCGGATATGGCCGAGGGTCGAACGCGGCCACGAGCCCGGTGTCGACGAACACGCGGACGAGGAGCATCCCGCAATCCACGCCCGCGCCCTTTACATCCGCGTTATTGTGATATGGCGTCCGTTGCCAACTGAGCGCTTCGGCAACGACTCTTTGGCGCTCCTCTTGCTCAGACACTGATATACACCGGCGGCACGAAGGGGAAGCCGCGGAAGTTCAGAACATTGTCGAACTTCGCCGAGCACGTCGCCTTGGTCTTCGAGCACCCAGGATAGGCGATGAACCCATCGCCGGGGGCGGGAAACTGTTGCAACGGATAGTTCAGATAGAGGTTCGTCGCATCGTTGGTTCCGATTGAGACTTGAAGGTTCTTCAACTCGCCGCTCGTGAAGAGCAAACGGCCCTGCGCGAAGTAGGGCAAACTATCGGCTCCCGTGGGCGAGGGCACGCCACCGTTCCACGGGACTTGCTGCGGCCCTAGCGTGGCGCTTGCGACCGTCCCCACTTTCGAGAAGATGAACTTCTGGAGCGTGCAGCCTTGGTCGAATAACGTATGGACGCAACCGGGGCTGTAGTAGTTCCTGGGCATATCCAAGTCGAGTAACTTCGTGGGCGACTTGACTTGGAGATCAACGTGCGTGCGCCCGATCTTCTCAATTTGCGAGACGAGCATGGTACACAGCCCGATCACGCCAACGGGCGGGAGCTGATAGTCGCCTGAGGGCACGCCGGTCGTGCGTTGCCAGAAGGCGCGCAAGCGCGTCAGGTACGCGCCGTCCAGAAGGCCGCTCCCGACCGTGGTGAGGAAATCGGCGCCTGCAAGAGTCTCGCCCGGACGCGCGCTGATCCGCACGTTCTGCTCATCGACCTGCAAGCCAACGGCCAACTTGAAGCGCAGGCCCTCGATGCGCAAGCCATCCGCCCGATAGACATTCCCGCGATAGGTCACGGGCACGTCCAGAGCCGAGAAGTAGTCTTCGGCCCCATCGCGCAGACGGAAGGCAAAGAGGTCGCCGATCAAGAAGTTGTTAGTTTGCAAGAGGGCGAGAAGCTCCGCAGACGCCGGCTTCATTGGGCGCTGACCTCTATTCAGCCTTGGAGGCCGCGCCCGCGCTTGGCGGCGTCGCCGCCTCAGCCTTCGCCTTCCGACCGAACCATTCCTCGTAGTAGTCAATGACCTTCTGCATGCGGAAGTTTTCCTGCGACGTTCGCGCATATTGCTGCTGCGTCGCGTCGTATTGCACCGCCATGTCGCGCATGTTCTTGTCACACGCCTGATGGGTGCCTTGGAGCTGCTTGTCGGCGACTTCCAGCTGCTTCTGACAGGTCTGAAGATGGTCCTGAGTCGCCATCGTCGACACCTGGCTTCGCGCGGGGACGCTGGTGAGCGCCAAGACGCCCAGAGCCAAGGTGATTGCCACTTTCTTTGCCATGACTGTTTCCTTGCGGTTTGCGTTGCTATTGTGTGGCAACCCCGACGCTATTCCCGCCGATATTTGCCACGGTCGTCGTGCAAGACTGATACTTGTTCGCTTGCACGTTCCATGCTGACGCGGAGAAGAGATCAACTGCCGTCGTCAGATTATAGAACACGTTGCCGGTGACCACGCCGTCGCCGTAGTTGCCCGAGGACGCATGGACGGAGATGCCATTGTTGCTCCCGCCGGCGCCCGAGAAGGTATTTCCGATGATGTTCGCGAAGCTGCCCGAGGTCGCGGGGATCGCAATGCCCGAGCCGCCCGCGTTCACGAAGAACAGGCAGCCGATGACTTGCAGGCCCGCGAGCGGCCCCGAGATCGCGATGCTGTTGCCCGTGCAGTTCAGTTGGCAGCCCGTCAGCGTCAGCTGCGCGGCATTGATGGCGCTGCTCGGCAGATTGACGCCCGTGACGCCGTTGGTCCAGTTGCAGTCGCTGAAGGCAACGCCTTGGACATCCGTGCCATATTCGACTCCGATGGCGTGGGTGTACCAGCCGCAGCCATAGAAGTTGTAGACGATCCCGATCGGGAACGGCGCCCCGACGTAGCCCTCGACCAAAGTGCCGATGGCATTCGCCGCGCTGGTGTCGCCATACCAGAGCACGGAGTCGAAGACGATATTGCACAGGCCCTTGATATGCGTGCCGATCGACCAGTATTCGCCCAGGGTGTAATTGGCACCCTGGAAGGTAACGTTGGCGAGGCGCGATTGTTGAAAATTGTTCTCTGGCGCCGAGTTCTGAAGCAGCAAGCCCTTGTAGCTGTTCGTGTTGTCCGACGTAAGAATCGCCAGATCCTCGATCTGGATGCTGTGCAGCGCGTCGGAGGCCAGGAACTTGATACCGTCGCTTGCGCTCCACTGCAAGCGCGTATTCGGATTCCCGGCGCCCGTGATCTTGATGTTGTAGGGTGTTGCGCCGGGCGTGATGGTCACAGGTGACGCGAAGGTGAACTTGCCTTCTGGAAAGGCGAGCCAGCCGCCGTTCGAGCCAAGGGCGGCGATGGCCGAAGCTACCGCGCTGTCGCTGTGCCCCGCACCCGTTGGATCGGCGCCGTAC